GGTTGACAAGAGACCCAAAATGCTATATACTAATGTTGTTGTTCACTTAAAACAAACTTTCAATGGGAAAAACTTATCGTCGTTCTAGTGATGATTATGGATATGATTACGGTCGTCCTAAATCACTGAGGGAAAAACGTCGTGCTGGTAACAATGTCCGCAAAAAATGGGACAATGTGAGTGACTATGAAGGATATACCCAAAGTTCACGCAAACAGCAACTTCCTGCCGAAGAAAGAGGAGAATGGTAATGAGACTTAAATCTCATGAATCCCCTAGAAATAGGGGAAGAAACAATAAATCACCGAAACGATCTGCACGAACTCGGCAACTTAAAAAAGCACGAAATATGTTTCTGCAGACTATTGATAAGAAAAACAAATCAGAAGGGGGGTTGACAAACCCCCCTTCTTCTTTTATATTGTCTGGGTACTCAACGGAGAATAATGACTACGCAACGAACTCTCAGGAAATGGTTTCAAGATCCCATTAAAAATGCAGACAAGATTATTGAGAATCGTCTTGAATGGGGTGCAGACCGTTGTGAATATCTTGTAAAACAAGGTAATGAACTTGATGCCGTTGCATTGTATGAAGAATACAGTGAATGGGTAAATACTCCTGACCACGAAGATTACGGTTATCTTCTTCTTGAACAAATCTCTGCTGTTTGATACCATGACTGAAGGATTTATTACTCTTACCACTCGACTCTCTGATACTGAGTTTGAGTTTCTTCTTGATAGTCTTCGTAATCAAAATGATGCTGATGACTATGAGTTTGCTGAGCAAATTATCGACAAACTCTATCAAAATGCTCGATAAAATATAATTGTAACAGTTTTGTCACAGGGGTTGACTTTCGACCCCTGATCCCCTATCCTATAAAAGTAATCAACGGAGACCAATGTTTTCAACTCTTGATTCCATCTACCAGTGTGAAGAACTCAATCGTGATTGGATTGATGATGCAATCGACGATGAGATTGATGATAATGGTGACTGGGACGTTACTGCTGACCATGAATATGGTGAAGTAGAGTATTGATTGAACACTATCCTTACGAGGAGATTATGATGACCAAGACCGAACAATTTATTCAGGCACTGCAATCTGTGCCCAAAGAAGTATATGCTCTGTTTGTCAAACGGGCACAAGTTCTTTCCTATCAATATCCTAGTGCATTTGGTATGGATTGCTTTGCCCGTGGTGAAGGAATTGAATATGGATTTCTTGAATCTGTGCAGGATCACATTGATCTGAAACCTAACACTAAAGGACAAGCAAATGATCCTGATTATGTGTTCAATGGTAACATCTTCCCTGATGCTAAAACACAATGTGGTGGTCTAAAACCACAGAAGAAAGGCAATAAGTTGTTTTACTCTAATCAGTGGGACATTCAGAAGAAAGCACAAGGTGCATCTGAGTTTAAATCAAAGGCAGATTGTTATGTGTTGATTGATCCTCACTATGGTCGCATTGCTGTGATTGATGCTGCTGTATTTTACACCAAGAAGTTTAAGCAAGGGTCTGCACGTATTTCATTCTCAGTCAAACCTGAAGATGTGACCATGATCTATGATGGTTCTGCAGATGTTGTTGAGGTTGATGTAAAGAATGATCCTAACGCAATCTTTCAGCAAATCTGGGATAGGACCTTCTTATATGTTTGATAAGCAGCACTGATCAATGACCCCTTGACATCCCCCTGATTCCGTGCCATACTTACAAAGTAATCGACAAACACCGATGCCTGACATCACTTACGAGATGAACTTTGCAGATCCTAAGTATTGTGAATGGATCTTCTCTGATGGTCAATATATTGGAGAGATCCATGGTACTGTACTTGAAGGATACGAACTTCGCAAAGTAAATGAGATCCAACTTGCCGCAGGTGCAAGTGCAGTAGATCTCGAAACTATCGCATACTTTCAATGTGTATGTGATGCTAAAGATTTTGTTAATCAAGCAGGTACTCTTTGATGACTCCCGACACTTACACTTTCACTGGTGATGCTACTACCTTCCTTGGTTTGGTTGGTGTGGTTTCGTCTTTCATTATTATTGTTGTTGCCTATCGTAGGTATTACAATAGTCCTTACAACATTCGTTATGTAAAACCTCAAGAGAAAAATACTAATGACTGAAGTTACTCTTATTCGTAAGCAATCTGTTGTTGATGAATTGTGGAAACGAGCAGACAAACTTGTTGAAACTTACGATGGTGAGATGTTTGGGTCTGCCATCCTCACTAATATGAATCTTCGCATTCTTGAGGATGAATTGATGACACATGAGGAGTTTCATAGTTCAATTTATGATGAAGATCTAGAAGCAATTCATGATTATATCTGGTTGCACACTAAAGATCATCCATTGTCCCCATATCGTCACTATAACCAGGAATGAATTACATGAAAGAATATATCACTGATGCTGAATATGCTCAGCAAAAGAAACAAGAATATAAACAAAAGAAACTGCGACAACAACTAAAGAATAACACCAAATCTACTCGTGGATTTGGTTATGATTACAAACCACTTCAATTTGATTATCCCGAATGATGAAACCAACTAAGCATGTATCTCTGGGTGCATTTGTGGGTATAATTGCATTTGCTATTGCTTTCCTTGGATTGCAAGCATGGGTGCTTGGTGTTGTTCTAGGATGGTTCGGTATTACACTTGCCTTCTGGAAATGCCTGGTGATTGTATTGCTTATTGGTACACTTTTCGGTTCTTCTCGTTCTAACTGATTATGAACAAACAAAACGGATTTATTGACCCTGCTGTTGCTGCTATTGCTGTCGGTGTGGTTGTGATTGGTGGTCTCATCTTTATTGGTGGTCCACAGTATAATGTGTGGCAACAATCTCTTGCTGGTAAAGCAGAACTGCAAAAGGCAGAATATACTCGTCAGGTTGCTGTGTTGGAAGCACAAGCAAAGAAAGATTCAGCACAACAACTTGCTGATGCTGAGATCATCCGTGCTCAAGGTGTTGCCAAAGCAAACCAAATCATCGGTGATTCACTGAAAGATAATCGTGAATATCTTCAGTATCTTTATATCACTGGTCTGGAAGAAGGTAGCAACAAAGGTAACGTGACGATCTATGTTCCGACCGAAGGTGGTATGCCTGTGCCCACACTTCAGATGAATAAGTGAACTTTATCACACACAGTTAAACTAATAAAATAGACTGATGGGCAGGGGGTTGACTCCTGCCCTTTTCTGTGCCATACTAAAAGCATGAAAAACACCCATCTAGAGCATCCTGAAGATTCTGTGCTGCTGGGCAAGCAATCTGTTCAGCAAGTTATCAATTTCCTTCGTGATCGCAATTCTACTGTCAGTGTGAAGTGGGACGGTGCTCCTGCTATTGTATTTGGCACGAATCCTGAGAATGGTAAGTTCTTTGTTGGAACTAAGAGTGTATTCAACAAGGTAAAAGTTAAGATCAATTATACTCATGCTGACATCGAGAAGAATCACAGCAACAATCCGAAAGTTGCTGGTGTACTTCATACCTGTCTTGAAGCATTGCCGAGGGTGGAAGGGATTTATCAGGGTGATTTTATTGGTTATGGTGGTGAAACTACTCTTAAAGCAAATACTATTACCTATATTTTTGATCCTGAACACCGATATATTCCTCATTGCTCTATCGTGTTTGCTTGTCACACATCTTATACTGGAAGTTCAATCAAAGAACTGACTGCATCTTTCAGTGTGCCTGAGTATTTGAAGAATAACTTTATGTCAACCTATTTTGTAAATACCAATGCACACATTACCTCCCGTCGTCGTAGAGTTGATTACATTCTTGGTCTTGCAAGTGTGGTTAGCAATTTTGTTAAATACCCTACGGACAAGAAAGAGATCGAAAGACTGAAGATTGCCATTAACAAGTGTATCAAAGAGAATCGTCCTGTTGATTGTATCTCTGGCAATATGTTGCTGCTGTTCAATCTCATCACTCAAGCAAAGGAATTGATCATGGAAGGTCTTGCATCTTGCGAGATTGTTGATACGATCATTGATCTTGGTGTTGACTATGAAGTGGTCAATCATGAGGGTTTCGTTGCTAGTAACAAGTTCGGCACGTTTAAGTTAGTCAAACGTCAGCAATTCTCGTTCTATAACTTTACTTTACAGAAGACGTGGTGATCCATAAGCAACACTGATCGTTTAGGGGTTGACTCTGTGCCCGTTTTGCCCTATCATTACAAAGTAATCGACAGAACACACATGTGGGACGAAATCATGGACATGCCTGGTGAAATCTTCGATTTTAGTGAAGAAGATCGTAAGGAAATGATGCAAGACTGGGCAGAGATTCAGGAAGAAAATGAAGAACCTGGATGGGATCTGAATGGTTTCGATGATATTGATGATCGTGATATGATGCCTCTTGATATGCAAGACGACATCGAGAAAGATGACCCTCTGCTGGATGATTGATGAACATTGTTGACCTTTCTCTTCTTGCCACTTTTATACTTCTAGTGGGTGGCATTGTATTCTTCTTCAAGGCAATCTACCGATGACTGACGGTTACACTTTCAATCGAGTTGAGTTCACTGCAAACGAAGAGACTTGCATCCTTAAGTTTCTCAATCAAGCACGAGAATGTGGGTATCCTAGTGCTAACGAAGAATGGTATCCTGTTATTGATTCTATCTTTCAAAAGTTCTTCAATTCTAACATCAAAGAAGCACAAGAGTTTCAGACACGATGAAGTATATTGTTGAGTTATACGTTGGTGGCAAAGTCTTCAAGGAAGAAGTATATGCTACCAACCCCAAAGATGCGAGGGAGACTGCACTTGCTCGCAATCCTAAAGCAAAAGTTATCGGTGTAAATGTAAGTTTTAACTAATGGAAAACAAGGCACGAATCCTGTCTAGTTTAGTTCTGTGTGTTGCATACATCATCACTTTGTATGTTGACACAACCCTAGGATCTAGGTTATACTTGTGTGGCAATGCTCTGGCACTTCCATACATGATTAAGAACAAATGTTGGGACATTGTTGCATTGCTTGCGTTCTTCATTGTTGTAGGTCTTCCTAGAGCAATCTCATGAAACTATTATTTCACAAACCACCAGAGGGTTATCACTATGAACGCACAGATTTCAAGAAAGATATATCTGCAATCTGGATTGTCAATGATAGGCATTTTGACTATTGTGGGTGCTCTGGTGTTAAGTCTATCTGGGGATTCTACAACTCAAAGACAAAACAATTCCACTCACCAGTTAATAGTAAGACAGTGGGTAATGTAGTCGATCTGAATAGAACTACTGCCTACAGTGCGATGATAAAGTTAAAAGATAAGTTGACCGAATCAGTCTGATAAGCACTGCTAATGGATCAGGGGTTGACTTTCGACTCCTGATCCTTTATTGTATTCACATACCAATCAAATCACTATGAAACTGCGACTTCACCAATCCCGTGTGCTCGATGCAATGAACCAGCACAAGATCGGTCAGATCGTTATTCCTACTGGTGGTGGTAAGACTCTTTGCATGATCATGAATCTGCTGCAACGTTTTGTGCAGAATCCTGGTCAGGTTGCTGTTGTTGTTGCTCCTCGTATTCTGCTTGCTGAGCAACTCTCCGCAGAGTTTCTTGAGTTTATCACCTCTGCAAATGTGATGCACGTTCACAGTGGTGAAACTCATCACTATTCTTCTACCAAGTCTGACAAGATTGCGGAGTGGGTTGTTAATCATGCGGACACCAATCGTATCATCTTCACCACCTATCATTCTCTCGGTCGTGTTGTTGATGCTGGTGTAGATATTGACGTTGCCTATTTCGATGAGGCACACAATTCTACGCAGAAGAAGCACTTTATTGCCACTGCTGCTGTATCTCTGTCCGCAGATAGCAAGTATTTCTTTACTGCTACTCCCAAACATCACACCAATCCTGGTGCTAATGGCATGAACAACTTTGAGATCTACGGAAAGATCATTGAGACCGTTCGTGCTCAAGAACTAATCGAGACTGGTTGCATCATTCCTCCGCAAGTTGATACCTACAAAGTAGATATTACCCGTGACAAACGCACTGCTGCTGAGGCAGACCGCAACATGATTGTGGACATTCTCGATAACATCGAGCATGACAATCCTAAGGTGCTCGTTGCTGCTCCTAGCACAAAAGTGATGTGGAATATGCTCACTAACTCTGACATCCTGAAAGAGTTGGAAGATCGTGGATATGGCATCCTTCACATTACATCTAAGCATGGTGCCTATGTTAATCGTACAAAGGTGAATCGTGAGAAGTTCTTTGACACTCTGACCGAGTGGGGCAAAGACAAATCTAAGAAGTTTGTGCTGCTTCACT